GAGCTTACCCGAGCGATGGAGACTCTTATCCGTCGTCGTCAGCAGAATGCGCCTGCTGGTATTGTGCATGGCGGAAATAAGACTGTTAACATTACGATGATCTCTGTGCCACAAGCTGCTTTGCCAGAGGTGATCTTGAATTCAGAGCGTGAGATGATAGCAGTCAATGGTAAGAGCCTAGCTCCCATGTCATCTTCTCATGTTCGTAGCATGTTCGACGATATTAAGAAAAAGAAGAAAGAAGCTCAAGATGCTGAAATAGTTCCTAATGTTGCTGTTCCAATTAAAGCTACTAAGCCTCATCTACTGGCCTTTGATGATGAGTGAACCTATATCAATTGAAGTAGATGTAAACCAAGCAGTTAAACGTTGTGCTATTGATTTCAACTTCTTTGCTGGCCTATGTCTAACGAACATCATGCGTTTCAGGTTCCCAGACTACTATGTGGCTTTATGGGTCATGCTAGTCAAAGCTCTAGAAGATGGTTCACCGGAACGTATGAAGAAGGTCATTAAATACGCTATTGGTCTACCACGTGGCTTCATAAAGACTACATTTCTAAAGGTGCTAGTCTGTTGGCTTGTCGTGCATGACAAACTGGAGTTCATTCTAATTATCTGTGCAACAGAACCTTTGTCTGAGGCTTTTCTAAGCGATGTGAACATGATGCTACAGAGTGAGAACATAGAGAACCTATTTGGACGATGGGACCCTGCTGTAGATAATGCTGATACTAAGAAGGGAGTCTATCGTCATCATCTTCTGATCCTAAAGGCTAGAGGAGCTGGCTCTGCTGTGCGTGGCGTCAACGAGGGTAACAGAAGACCTCAGTTTATCCTCTGTGATGATATGCAAACTAAAGAAAACGACGAGTCTGAGACTGATCGTGAGCGTCTAATGACCTGGTTCGTTGGTACTTTGCTCAAAACAGTAGATCAATTCTTCGCTACTGTCTTCTACGTAGGTAACATGTACTCCGATCACTGTATTCTGTACAAGCTCAAGAAGGATCAGTACTGGATATCGCTTATAACTGGTGCTATTCTAGAAGATGGTACGTCGTTGTGGCCTGAATTATACTCAATAGAAGACCTATATAACGGTTTTCTGGCTGATGAGAGCCTAGGACGAGCTGATATCTGGTTTGCTGAGATTATGAATGATCCCATTGAAGCTGCTACGAGCTTGCTCATACATGGTCCTCTGCCTGCTGACTCGCATCTCTTGATTCCAGCCCCAGATGCTTCGTTTATTACAGTAGATCCTGCTGGATTCCGTAAGAACTCAGATGATAATGTTATATCCGCCCATTACATAACTGATAACAAGTGTGCGATAGCTGAAATGGATGGTGGTATCTGGAATCCTCAAGAGACTGTTAAAAACACGATCTCAATGGCTGTCCGTCATGAGTCTGCTTTAATAGGAGTAGAAGAAGTAGGCTATCAACAGTCTCTAATGTTCTGGATTGAACACTTTTTAACTGAAGAAAAGATAACAGGCATAAATGTTGTTCCTTTGAAGCGTGGTACTGGCAAGTCTAAGGAACAACATATACGCCTATTCATCAAAGAGCTGTATGAAAAGAGCTATACCTTCTTAAGACCTCAAGATAGAGCTAGATTTACATGGCAAGCTACAGCTTATAGGACAGGGAAGAACAATAACAAGGATGACTGGATGGACTCAGCAGCTATGGGTATAACAATACGCAATATGTATTCCCATATGCTCACGATCAGAAGACACATTAAGAGTAACAGTAGAGTTCTAGGCAACAACACACCCTTCTAGGGGAGTTAATTGGCAACAGCCAATCAGAAGCAAGAAGCTAAGAATCCTCTACGTATCTCTGCTAAATCTATTGAGCTTTTAGAGCAACACGTCAAGAATATTCTCGATTTACATAAACGCTTTAGCGATATGCGTAATAAGCTGGAGGCTATTGATCTTGCTTACTTCCGTTTTCAGACTGAAGATGATAAGAATGCAGGCAAAACACAAGCTGGTGTAGCTCTAGATAATATCAAAGTTCCTATTCTTATTTCTCAAGTAGATGGCTTCGTAGGACACATGGCAGAGGTCTATCTGTCAGGTTATCCTATGTTTCCAATTGTATCTAGTCCTGCTGACATGAAAGAAGCTGAGATGCTTGAATCTATTATTGATACTCACGCTATTCAGGGACAATACGCTAGAGAATTCTTACTGTCTTTTAGAGATGGTATCAAGTATAACTTTATGCCCATTGAATGTAGCTGGGAACCTATTGAACAGTATCAGATCGTGACAGATTATCTAAAACCACGTGAACAAGCTCAAATGAAACAGAGCTTCCCTAGCTTTACACGCATTAAACGTCGCTCACCTTACAATACTATCTGGGACCCACGTTATAATCCTGCTGAAGTGGCTTACTGTGGAGAGTGGGCTGGCTATATTGAGCTAGAAGGTCGTATTCCTATGAAACGCTTTATCAACTCTAAATCACAGTCTGGTAACTTATATAATTTATCTAAAGTACAGAGCATGACATTTCCTAACACAGACTCAATGTTCTACACAGAAGAACCTGAAGTAAATGAACTAGTTAGTGCTAATCAGAAGCGTAATGCTGGAAATAATGTAAACTGGATGAACTATTTAACAGGTAATAAATTTACTGATGGACGTACACCTAAGACTCTCTTTGCTGGTCTCTATGAGAAGACTACTCTCTATTTGCGTATCATTCCTTCTGAATTTAATATTGAAGATGTACCTGCTAAGAATAGTCCACAAATCTGGAAGATTGTAATGCTGAATGGTCAAACAATCATCTATGTTGAACGTGTCTATACAGCTTATGACATTCTACCCATGATGATTGGAATGCCACTAGAAGATGGCTTCGGTATTCAAACTAAGTCTATTGGTGAAGCTCAGATTCCTATTCAGAATGCTATCTCTACTATGTTTGACATTCGCTTCAATGCAGCTCGTCGTGCTGTATCTGATCGTGCTATTTATAATGACCAGATGATTTCTTCTGATGACATTAACGCTCCTATTCCTGCTCCCAAGATTCCAGTTCGTTTGTCTGGCTTAAATGATCGTACTCTGTCTGATGCATACATGCAGATTCCTTTCGATGCTCGTGGAACAGAAGGTGTCATGCAAGATGCTGGTATGTTGTTGGAGTTTGCTGATAAGCTTTCAGGACAGAATAAGCCCTCACGTGGAGAATTTCAAAAGGGTAACAAGTCTGTCGTAGAGTGGCAAGATACTATGTCTGGTGCTGATGAACGTCGTCGCTTACCTGTAATGACTGTTGAATATCAGATCATGACTCCTATTAAAGAGAGCATCAAGCTCAATATCTTCCAGAAGGGAGTTAATGGACCCTTCCAGAGCCAAAAGACTGGTACTGTATACTCTGTAACTCCTGAAATGCTAGATAAACTACGTCAGAAGGTTCTATCGTTTAGAGTAGCTGATGGATATACACCTAAGTCCAAATTGGCTTCTACAGATATGCTAGGTAATCTAATTCAAGCTATCTCACAAAGTGAACTGCTAGCTGCTTCTTGGGGACAAGGACTACCAGCTATGTTTGCACATCTAGGACAATTAGGAGGAGTACGAGGATTAGAACAGTACCTACCACAACCACAAGGGGCACCATCTGGACAACCAAATGCAGGAGGAGCTACTAAACCTCCTGCTTCCGCACCAGTTACCTGATCTAACTCCTCCTGATATTGAGATTATAACCCAGAGTCTATCACATCCTGCTGTTCGTAAGTACCTACAACATATCTTCCACACCTCAGTAACAGAATTCATTAAGAATGAGATTGAGACAGAGGAACAAATGCGTAAAGCTGCTCTTCGGTTTAATAAACTGAAGGGTATTCAGTATCTTTGCGTCTTTCTCCTCAACAACTTCCAAGGCAAGAAGGTAGAAGCTAAACCAGAGGAGAAGAAATGAACATAATGGATTTGTTCAGGACTAATACTGGTGGTAATGCTAACAAAGGAAATCCAGATCCTAACGCTAATAAGTCAGGAGATAAGCCTAATGTCAATGATCCTGCTAATAAGAGTGGGAGTAACAAAGATCCCAATGATCCTAATGGAGATGGTGACAAGAAATCCACTAATCCTCTTGACCAATTCAAGGGTCTGTTCGATAATGCTAACACTTCGGGAGCTTCTAAAGCCCCTGAATTTCAACTAGACCCAGAAGCAGTAAAGAAGCTAGTTCAGAGTATGAGCTTCTCCGACCACGTAACGCCTGAGCTTGCACAAAAGCTCCAGTCCGGAGATGCTACAGCGATGAAAGAAGCTTTTGATATTCTGGGTCGTCAGACTTACTCTCGCATCTTCGAGCATCTACCTGTCCTTACGGACAAGTTCATCAACGCAAGACTAGCACATGAACGCCAAGGGTTAGGCGGATCAGTCAAGCAGGAACTGACGAAGAATAACCTGGAAAAGCTTGCAGCTAATAATCCTGTGCTTAAGGAGCAGTTGGATAGTATCGCGTCCAGAATCTTGGGCAAATATCCAGATGCTACTCCTGACTGGATCGCTGAGCAAACGTCCAAGTACTTTATGGATGTAGCGAAGTCTCTAAACCCGAAAGCTTTCTCAGATTTCAAACCGGGGGAAGAAGACACCACGAAGGGAGATCATCTTCCTGGCACAGGATCAAGCCAAACGCAATGGGCAGACTGGTTGGAAGGCCAGCCGCAAGCACCCAAAGAGTAGACTAATAGCTGCCTGAGTAGTTCTCAGGAGATTTACTACCATGCCGTCAGCATTGTTCACTGGGGTATTTAATACCTCACAGAACCCTGCGGAGCTGAACACACGTAGCTTCGCTGGCACGATGCTGAGACTGTTCCCTAACGGGAGCTTCCCGCTCTGGGGTCTTCTGTCTCAGCAACCACGCTCATCTGCTAAAAGCTCTACGCATGGCTACTTCTCTAAGACGATGCAGTTCGGTTCTGTACAAATCAACTCTGCTGCTATTGGTGCTGGTACTACTGTTATTCCAGTAGATTCTACGACTGGAATGCTTGCTGACATGGTACTCTATAATCCGACTACGCGTGAGAATGTGCGTGTTGCTTCAGTAGATTCTGCTACTCAAATCACCGTTACTCGTGCTTATGGTCGTGTGCTTGGTGCTGCTATGGCTGATGACCAGAAGCTGCTTGTTGTGGGTACGTCATACGCTGAAGGTTCGGCTCGTCCGACTGCTCGCGGCATGACTACTGTCTACGTTCCTAACTACACTCAGATCTTCCGCAATGCTTGGGCTCTTACTGATACTGCGCGTGCTAGTCTGGCAGAACAAGGGTTCTCCAACGTACAGGAGAACAGAAAGGACTGCTCGATGCTACATTCGTCAGAGTGTGAATCTTCTATCTTCTTTGGTCAGCCGATCATGGATACCTCAGGAACGCAGCCACGACATGCTACCCAGGGTATCTATGATGCAACCGATCAATACGCTCCTGCGAACACGAATACTGCTGCTGCTACGACTACCTTCCAACAGCTCGTAACTCTTGTTGAGCCTGCTTTCCTCTACTCCACTGACATGGGCAATAGCAAGAGTCGTATTGCCTTCTGTGGATCTACTGCGATGAAAGTGCTGAACGATATTGGCCGTATGTCAGGCCAAGTAACTATCTCCCAAGAAGAGACTAGCTTCGGGATGCAATTTACTAAAT